AATCTCGTCTTGACAGACCCGCCCTACAACGTCGGGTTTAAGTCATCTGATGGTTTAACCATTAAAAATGACAAACAAAAGAATGATGAATTCTATAACTTCTTATTTTCTGCTTTCAAAAACATGGTAGACCATTGTGAACCTGGTGCATCAGCTTATTGCTTCCATGCAGATACTGAAGGATTAAACTTTAGAACTGCATTTAGTGATGCTGGATTCCATTTAGCAGGTTGTTGCATCTGGGTAAAAGACTCACTTGTTTTAGGAAGGTCAGATTACCAATGGCAACATGAACCAGTTTTATATGGCTTCCTTAAAAATGGAAAACACAGCTGGTATTCAGATAGAAAGCAAACAACTATCTGGAACTTCAAAAAGCCAAAAAGAAATGAAAACCACCCAACATCAAAACCGCTTGACTTGCTGGCTTATCCACTTCAAAACAGCTCCCAAGAAAATGCTATCGTTATTGATACGTTTGGTGGATCTGGTTCAACACTTATGGCTTGCGAACTTACAAACCGCATCTGCTATACGATGGAACTCGATGAAAAGTATGCTTCAGTAATTCTAAGAAGGTATGTCGATAACACAGGTGACGAAGATAATGTTTACTGCTATAGAAATGGCGGAAAAGTAAAATATAGCGACATAGTGAAAAAGGTTGAGTAAAAGTGCTCAAATGACTTGATATTTTCTCCGTTTAGAGTGATGTATGTAATACCAATAAGGAGGTTTTTTAAATGGAAAACAAACGCGAACAGCTATATAAGCTTTGTGATGAAACCAACACATCGAGATCTGGGATGGACTACCTTGTAAATTACTATATCAGCTCTCTTGGATGGAGTGAAGAGAAAGCAATTGAATATGCCATTTCTCTTTTTCACAACGGAACCATCACGCAAATCAAACTAATCGGTAAGGACGGTAAAGAACTATGAACCAAGAAACACTGGAAAGACTAAGAAAACAGTATCCTGTTGGAACTAGAGTTAAACTGGTAAAAATGGATGATATTCAGGCACCGCCTGTAGGTACTCTTGGTACAGTTATGGGCGTAGATGACATTGGATCTATTATGGTTTCATGGGACAATGGCAGTTCACTTTCTGTTGTATATGGAGAGGATATTTGCAGTGTTATAAATCCGACAAAACTACACAAAAACTAGTGTAAAAAATTGTGTAAATTATTATGCTCAAATGACTTGATATATATCTTTTTTAGAGCGAATATACACATGCGAAAGGGAGAAAATCCCAAAAAGCATCGGAGGAAAAAGCATGAACGAAAGAATAGAAAACCAAGTCAAAGAGATGAAAAACCAAACAATCGGTGTTGAAGTTGAAATGAACAACATCACAAGAAAAAAGGCAGCAACATTAATAGCTGACTACTTCGGAACTGTAAGCTATGATGCCAACCACGAATACGGTTATTACACATGGGCATGCAAGGATGGCCAAGGTCGTATTTGGAAGTTCCAAAGAGACTCAAGCATTCAAGGAAATGATGATGAAAAATGTGAACTTGTAACACCAATCCTTACATACTCAGACATTGAAACCTTACAAGAGATCATCAGAATCTTAAGAAAGGCTGGAGCAAAGAGTGATGCCACAAGGGGATGCGGAGTTCACATTCACATTGGAGCAAACGGACATACAGCTAAAACCTTAAGAAACCTTGCAAACATTATGGCAAGCCATGAAGGATTACTTAAAGTTGCCTTAGACCTTGATGATTTAAGAGTTCAAAGATACTGCAGAATGGTAAGCCCTAACTTCTTAAAGCAACTTAACAAAAAGAAACCAGAAACATTAAGCGATTTTGCAGACATTTGGTACAAGAGCCAAGGCGCAGATTATGGCAGAATGCAACACTACAACGAATCCAGATACCACATGCTAAACTACCATGCAACATTTACAAAAGGCACAATTGAATTTAGACTTTTCCAATTCAACGCACCAGCTAACGGAAAACAAAACGGATTACATGCAGGCGAACTTAAAAGCTACATTCAATTATGCTTAGCCCTTTCAGAAATGGCTAAAGAAGCAAAGGCAGCAAGCCCAAAGCCACAACAACACGACAATCCAAAATACGCAATGAGAACTTGGCTTCTTAGACTTGGCTTTGTAGGCGATGAATACAAAACTGCAAGAGAAGTTTTAACCAGAAGATTACCAGGCGATGCAGCTTTCAGGTCAGGAGTAAGACCTGGAGCTACCGCTTAAGGAGGTAAAAGATGATGAAATACTACATTGCATACGGAAGCAACCTTAACCTAGCACAGATGAAATACAGATGCCCTAAAGCTAGACTTGCAGGTACTGGCTGGCTTGAAGGTTATAGGCTCCTTTTTAAAGGGAGCAAGACGGGTTCATACCTAACAATCGAAAAGGATGAAAAGCATAAGGTTCCTATAGCGGTTTGGAAAGTAAACGATGAGGATGAAGATGCACTTGATATTTATGAAGGGTGTCCAACCTTCTACTACAAAAAGACGATGAAGATAACATTCACATCGTTGCGGGGACTTAAGGTAAGAGATGACGCCTTTGTCTACATCATGCACGAGGATAGGGAGCTTGGAATTCCTAGCCAAAGATACCTTGATACTTGTGTTGATGGGTATTTAGCATTTAAGTTTGATACGCGCTACTTACAGGAAGCATTAAATTATTCATATTTGGAGGTATAGTCATGGGAGCAGAAAGAGAAATTGTACGCATTAAAGTTTGTCCACATTGTGGGAAGGAATACAAAGGTCATCCAGCCATTTCCAGAGCGGATAACCAAACACCAATATGCCCAACTTGTGGAACACGTGAGGCGCTTGAAAGCTTAGGAATTGATGAAGCTGAAAGAGAAAAGATAATCGCCTCAATCCCTCAAATCGAGGATAAATAAACAACAACAAATAATAAACCAAAAGAAGGATTCCAGCAAAATGGAGTCCTTTTTACATAGTAAAAGGAGGTGTGAGTTTTGGCAAAACTAAAGAAATATGTACCAACGAAATTTATGGCTCCTGACTCCACCTACTCAAAGTCAGCAGCGGATAGAGCTGTATGTTTCATCGAATCACTAAAGCACACGGACGGTATCTGGTATGACAAGCCATTCGAGCTTCTTGACTGGCAAGAACAGATAGTAAGGGATGTATTTGGTGTTTTGAAACCTAATGGCTATAGGCAATTCAACACTGCTTATATTGAGATACCAAAGAAGCAAGGAAAAAGTGAACTTGCAGCTGCAATTGCTTTATACCTTACCTGCGGAGACCTTGAGGAAGGAGCACAAGTATATGGCTGTGCAGCTGATAGAAACCAAGCAAAGATTGTATTCAATGTTGCAAGAAAAATGGTTCAACTTAATAAAACACTTAAGAAGGTAGTAAAGATTAGTGAATCAAAAAACAGGATGGAATATAACAACAGTTTCTATCAAGTGTTATCAGCTGAAGCATACTCTAAACACGGCTTTAACATACACGGAGTTGTTTTTGATGAACTTCATGTTCAACCAAACAGAAAACTTTATGATGTTATGACTAAGGGTTCAGGTGATGCTAGAATGCAGCCTTTATTCTTTTTAATCACTACAGCTGGTGATGATACGAACTCGATATGTTATGAGCTTCACCAAAAAGCAAAGGATATCCTTGAAGGGAGAAAGTACGATCCGACATTTTACCCAGTGATCTATGGTGCTGAAATGGATGATGATTGGACTGACCCTGAGGTTTGGAAAAAGGCAAACCCTAGTCTTGGCGTAACTGTTGATATTGATAAGGTAAAGGAAGCTTGTGAATCAGCAAAGCAAAATCCTGGAGAAGAAAACACATTCAGGCAGCTAAGACTTAATCAATGGGTAAAACAAGAAAAGAGATGGATGCCGATGATAAAGTGGGATGAATGTAAGAGTGATTTTACTGAAAGTGACCTTGAAGGAAGGATATGCTTTGGCGGACTTGACCTTTCATCAACATCCGATATCACCGCTTTTGTTTTGGTGTTTCCTCCTGGTGAGGAAGGCGAGCCTTACAAAGTACTCCCGTATTTCTGGCTTCCAGAAGAAACAATAAAACTAAGAGTAAATAGAGACCATGTCCCATATGATTTGTGGAATAGGCAGGGGCTCTTTTTTACTACTGAAGGCAATGTTGTCCATTACGGTTACATTGAGGATTTCATCAAAAAGCTGGGTGAGAAATTCAACATAAAAGAGATCGCATACGACCGCTGGGGTGCAACTCAGATGAGCCAAAATCTAGAGAATGACGGATTTACTGTTGTCCCATTCGGTCAAGGTTTCTCAAGTCTTAGTTCACCTACAAAGGAACTAATGCGACTGGTTTTATCAAAGGAACTGTCTCACAATGGTCATCCTGTACTTCGCTGGATGATGGATAACATCAGTATCAGAACCGACCCTGCTGGAAACATCAAGATGGATAAGGCAAAGTCAACTGAGAAGATAGACGGTGCTGTGGCTATGGTTATGGCACTTGATAGAGCTCTAAGAAATGGCTCAGATACAAGCGAATCGGTGTATGACTCACGCGGCATCTTATTTATTTAAAGGAGGAAATGAATGGCACTATTTAAAAGAAAACCCAAAGTGGAAGACAGAGCCATATCTTCAAACTATACATTCCTGATGGGCAACTCAGCTGCAGGAAAGGTAGTAACAGAAAGAACTGCTATGCAGATAACGGCTGTTCATGCGTGCGTAAGGGTTATCTCTGAAGCAATCGCTGGACTTCCACTTCATTTATACAAAACAACCGAGGATGGCAATAGTGAAAAGGCTACTGACCATCCTTTATATTTTCTGCTTCATAACGAACCAAATCCTGAGATGACAAGTTTTGTTTTCAGAGAAACTTTGATGACACACTTGCTTTTATGGGGTAATGCATATGCCCAGATAATCAGGAATGGGAAAGGTGATGTTGTTGCACTTTATCCGCTTATGCCAAACAGGATGAAGGTTGAACGCAATGATGAAGGCCAACTCTATTACGAGTACACAAAAAGTGAGGATGACAGAGAAAAAACAAAGGACCAAACAATAGTCCTTATGCCATATGATGTTTTGCATATTCCAGCACTTGGTTTTGATGGCATCTATGGATACTCGCCAATAGCAATGGCTAAAAATGCGATAGGCCTTGCCATAGCAACTGAGACTTTTGGTTCAAAGTTCTTTGCTAATGGCGCAACACCATCAGGAATCCTAGAACACCCTGGAACGATTAAAGACCCTCAAAGAGTGAGGGATGCGTGGATGAGTCAGTTTGGTGGTTCTTCTAATAGCGGTAAGGTGGCCGTTTTAGAGGAAGGAATGAAATACACGCAGATCTCCATTAACCCTAGTGAAGCACAGTTTTTGGAGACTCGAAAGTTCCAAGTAAACGAAATAGCGAGAATATTTAGAGTTCCACCTCACATGATTGGTGACCTTGAAAAATCGAGTTTTAGCAATATCGAGAATCAATCAAGAGAGTTTGTGCAGTACACCTTAGACCCTTGGCTTGTAAGACTTGAGCAGTCATTCGCTAAAGCACTGTTTACACCTGATGAAAAGAAAACATACTTTTTCAGGTTTAGTGTGGAAGGCTTGCTTCGTGGTGACTATCAATCAAGGATGCAAGGTTACGCTGTGGGAATTCAAAATGGTTTCTTAAGTCCTAACGACATAAGACAACTTGAAAATATGAACCTTATCCCAGCTGAAGATGGCGGGTATGAATACTTGATAAACGGTAACATGCTCCCACTTAGAATGGCTGGTGCATATGCTCAAAAGCAAATATCTGAAGAGACTGATTCGGGTAATGAGCCCGTTCAGATAAAAAAATCTAAACAAGGAGGAAAGGTAAAGTGAACGGTAACAAGAAATTCTGGAACTGGAAACCACGCATAAGTGATGATGCGGAAGTTCAGCCAAGAGTGCTTGAGATAAGTGGCGAGATTGGTTCTGAGTCTTGGTTCGGTGATGAAGTAACACCTGCTGAGTTCAAAAAAGAGCTTTACTCAGATACTGGTCCTGTAACTGTCTGGATTAATTCACCTGGCGGAGACTGCATAGCAGCAAGCAGGATATACACAATGCTTACAGAATACCCAGATGAAGTCACTGTTAAAATCGATGGAATTGCAGCATCTGCCGCATCGGTTATAGCAATGGCAGGATCTAAAGTACTCATGTCTCCTACATCTCTAATGATGATCCATAACCCAATGACATCGGCTTATGGTGACCACAACGAGATGGAAAAGGCAAAAGAAATGCTGGCTGAAGTAAAAGAGTCAATCATTAATGCGTACGAACTCAAGACAAAATTATCAAGAGCCAAAATCGACCACTTCATGGAAAGTGAAACGTGGTTCAATGCAAAGAAAGCTATTGCTTTAGGTTTTGCTGACGGGCTTCTTGGTGATGAGAAACTAGAGTTCTCAACAGATGATGAGATGGTATTCAGTCCAAAACAGGTAGAAGCTTGCCTACTTAACAAAATGCAAGCAAAGGATAATCCTGAGCCTAAAAAGACAGGAAGGAAAATCGCAGATCTTGAAAGAGATCTACAAGTCATGAAACAAATTTTTAATTTTAAGGAGGATATCAAACATGACAATTAATGAACTTTATGCAAAGAGAAAAGCAACATGGGACGCAATGACAGCGTTCTTAGAAACTCGTAGAGTTGATGGCGTACTTTCTGAAGAGGATGACAAAACCTACAACGAAATGGAAGCCAAAATGAATGCACTCACAAAGGAAATCGAAAGAATGACTAAGATGAGTGAAATGGAAAAAGACCTTAATAAGCCAGTTTCTACACCTATCACATCTAAGCCTATGACAATGGATGAAGGCAAAGAGAACAAAACTGGTCGTGCATCAAAAGCATATAAAGAAGCGATGATGACTGCTATCAGATCTAAATTCAAAAAGATTACTGACATCCTTCAAGAAGGCGTAGCAGAAGATGGTGGCTACCTTGTACCTGAGGAACTTGATTCAAGACTTATTGACGGCCTTACTGAAGAAAACATCTTCAGAAAACTTGCTACACAATTCAATACTTCAGGTGACCACAAGATTAATATCGCTGGTGCTAAACCTGCAGCTGCATGGACTGATGAAGGCGAAGCTATCACATTTGATGACGCTAAATTCAGCCAAATCTTACTTGATGCACACAAACTCGTCGTTGCTGTTAAGGTAACTGAGGAACTTTTGTATGACAGCGCATTCAACCTTGAAGGCTATCTTACAACTCAATTCTCAAAGGCGCTTGCAAATGCAGAAGAAAATGCATTCTTAAACGGTGATGGTTCTGGTAAGCCTACTGGTATCTTTGCAACTACTGGTGGTGGCGAAGTTGCTGTTACAACTGCTTCATCTACTGGCATTACTGCTGATGAGGTTATTAACCTTGTATATGCACTTAAACGCCCTTACAGAAAGAAAGCTGTATTCATCACAAATGATGCAACTATCGCATACTTAAGAAAACTTAAAGACGGTAATGGTGTTTATTTGTGGCAACCTGCACTTACTAACTCTGAACCTGATAGATTACTTGGCTATCCTATCTACACATCTTCATTTGTACCTACAATCGAAGCTGGTAAACCTGTTATTGCCTTTGGTGATTTCAGCTACTACAACATCGGTGACCGTGGTACACGTACCTTCAATGAGTTGAAAGAGCTCTTTGCAGGAAATGGCTTAGTAGGCTTTGTTGCTAAAGAAAGAGTCGATGGCAAACTTGTACTTCCTGAAGCTGTACAAATTTTAAAGATTAAAGCGTAAGGAGGATGAGCCATGAGTTACAACACTAAAAACTACACCGAACAAGGTGGGGACGTTACTCATATCGGTGGCAAACTTGTAATTGACGAGGGAGGCTCAATTGAGGGTCTTCCTCAATCTTCTAATGTCCCAGAATCAACAGCTGATACTGTTGAAGGATTAAAAGATGACTTTAACTCTCTTTTAGCAAAGCTAAAGGATGCAGGTTATGTTGAAAAGGATGAGTTCAATATTAATTCTAACCTTATACCTACACCAACTGAAGCAGACCTTACTTTTAACCATTCTAAAGTAGAAAGTGTGGAATGTGAAAATGACGTAATTGAGGTAAAAGTCGATGTTGATGCTCTTCGCGCTTACCCATCATCTAACCCTGCACAAGGTACTCATAAATGGTTAGGTCTTGAAATTAAAACTGGCCTATCAACAATAGTCGGAATCACATATAACGGTGATTATGTTTTAACACCAACTGATGCTACAGAAGCTGCATCTGTCGGATGTTCTGATGGTTCATTTGTCCTTTATATTAAGGCAGAGGTTATCACAGAAAACGATAGAGTTATCACTTTAGCTAAGTCTGGATATAGAGAAGCATACATCACTATTAAAGTGATAAATACACACATTAACTAATTATAGGAGGCGGCAGTATGGAAACATTACTCGAAAAGGTGAAAAAGAATCTGATTTTACAGCACAACGAAGATAACGATCTTCTTACCCTTTACATTACTGCCGCCGTCTCCTACGCTGAAAGTTACCAGCACGTAGATGAAGGGTTCTATACTTCAAACCCAATTCCTCCAACAACAGAGCAAGCCATCATTATGTTATCATCCCACTTTTATGAGTCGCGTGATGGTTCCACTGGTGGCTTCTTTGCTGATAACACAAGTGCATCCGCCCAAGTGTGGAACACGGTCAATCTCCTTTTAAGACTCGATAGAAACTGGAAGGTGTAAGGCTATGGGACTTGGTAGAATGGATCATTTCATTGAAATTGGAATAGAAACAAACACAACCGACACAGAGGGCTTTGTTTCGCGCACGTTTGAAACATTAGCAAAAGTTCGAGCGTATAGGGAAGGAAGACATGGTAGCGAACGTTGGGCCAATTTTGCGGCTTTTAGCGAGGCTACTGAACTCTACCGTATCCGTAAGATTCCAGGACTCACTATTACAACTGAAATGATAGTGATTGAAGGCAATGAAAGATTTGAGATTAGCTCAGTGGAGGATGTTAAAGGCCGTGGGATGTATATTGAACTTCTTTGTAAGGAGGTAAAACCAAGTGGCTAATATGAAATTTAATATGCCTGAGGACTTTATAAAGAAAATATCATCTCTAGGCGACAAAACTGATGAGGTAATAGCAAAAGTGCTTGAAGCTGGGGCTGAGGTTGTTGAAGGTGAAGTGAGAAATAACCTTGAAACACAAATCGGGAATAACACTAAACAAAGAAGCAAATCAACAGGTCAACTAATATCAGCACTTGGTACAGCTTCAGTAAGGCAAGATAAGAAAGGTGTAATGAACGTGAAGATTGGCTTTTCTGAAAACAGACGTGATGGGAAAAAGAATGCCATGATTGCAACTGTCCTAGAGTATGGCAAAAGCAATCAAAAAGCAAGGCCATTCATAAAACCTGCACTTAGGAAAAGTAAGGACGCGTGTATCAACGCCATGATAAGAAAACTTGATGAGGAGATTGAAAGAATATGAGCTTATTAACTGAATTAAAAGCAATAGCAAATACTCTGAAAATTCCTGCTGAAACATCGGTTTTTTCAGGTGTTGCACCAAACACTTATATTGTCTTCACTCCTATTTTGGATGAATATGAGCTCTTTGCTGATAACAAACCAAATGTAGATGTTGAGGAAGTAAGGATATCCCTTTTTGATAAAGGTAACTACTTAAGCGTTAAAAAGAAAATCGAAAAGGCAGTACTTGATGCGGAAATAACGATAACCGACCGCAGATACATAGGTCATGAAGATGACACAGGTTATCATCACTATGCCATTGATGTGGCTAAACATTATGAAATTTAAGGAGGAAATAAAAACATGGCTACTATAGGTCTTGATAAACTTTACTATGCAAAAATCACTGAGGATTCCAGTGGTAATGAAACATACGGAAATCCAGCTGCTCTTGCAAAAGCAATTGAAGCGGATATTGCTATTGAACTTCTTGAGGCTATCCTTTATGCCGATGACGGAGCTGATACAACAATTAAAGAATTTAAGAGTGGAACTTTAACTCTTAACATTGCTGACATTGGTGCATCCGTTGCAGCTGATTTAATTGGAGCAACAGTTGACTCTAAAGGTGTGCTTGTTTCAACTGGCGAGGATGAGCCTGCTCCTGTTGCCATTGGCTTCAGAGCTAAAACTGCTAAAGGTAAATACAGATACTTCTGGCTTTACAGAGTTAAGTTTGGTATCCCTGGTGCAAACCTTAAAACTAGAGGCGATACTGTTGAGTTCTCAACTCCATCAATTGAAGGTACTATCACAAGACGAAACAAACTGGATGGTGCAAATAAACACCCTTGGAAAGTTGAGGTAACTGATGGTGATACAGGTGTTGCTTCATCTACAATTTCTGGATGGTTTACATCAGTTTATGAGCCTGACTACACTGTTCAAAGCAATGTGCAATAATTGGAGGTAAAGGGAAATGAGTAATAGAATCACAATTGCTGGTAAGGAATATGAACTTATCCTTACAACAAAAGCGACAAAAGAAATCTCTAAAAGATATGGCGGACTTTCAAAACTTGGAGATAAACTTCAAAACACTGAGAACTTCGAGCTTGCCTTAGATGAAATCATCTGGCTTGTGACAGTTCTTGCTAATCAGTCTGTCCTTATCCATAACTTAACTGCAACTGAAAAGGAGCCTCTTTTAACTTGCGAGGCTGTGGAACTTTTAACAAGTCCATATGACATTGCAGGATTTAAGGAAGCAATCACTGAAGCGTTATATCTTGGAACTAAAAGAGAGGTACTCTCCGAGGATAACCCAAAAAACGCATAAAAAGGGCAGGTGATGGTCATAGCGATGATGAGATCTTTGCCCGCCTTATTTTCTATGGGGTTACTTTACTTGGTAGAAAAGAGGATGAAGTATGGCTCATGCCGCTAGGCCACTTGCTCGATCAGTGGGAAATTTATAAACAATTCAATGGGATAGCAAAGCCAAAAACTAATAAGACAATTGACGATGTTATTCCTTTTGGAATTTAAGATTTAGCCTCATCTATTTGGTGGGGCTTTTAAATTAATAAACATAAGGAGGTGAGGGATGACATGGCAGACAACATAGGAATCAAGATAGGTGTTGATGGTGAACGAGAGTTTAAGAGTGCTCTTGCAAGCATTAACTCACAAATGAAGGTTCTAGGCTCTGAATTAAAACTAGTTGAGTCACAGTTCTCATCACAGGATCATTCGGTTGAAGCATTAACTGCAAGAAACCAAGCCCTCACTAAATCAATAGAGGGACAAAAACAAAAGATTGAGTTACTTGAAAAAGCACTCAAGAATTCAGCTACTTCGTTTGGTACAAATGATAAAAGAACACTTGAATGGCAAAGACAACTAAATGAAGCCAAAGCTGCTCTTAATAAAATGGAGCACGAGGTTCAAGAAAACAATCAAGTACTTAATAAAAATGAAAAGGAATTCAAGGAAGCTGGCAAAGCTGCAGATAACTATGGCGATGAAGTAAAGGAATCTGGAGATAAGAG